CTAACAGATAAAACTCATATTCAAATGGATTTACCGAGAATGGGATTCGAACTGATAAATATTCAGTATGATCCTGGACGAAGATTAAATAAACTACAAAAGAAAACAAAAATTCTTAACAATGTTCGAAAACAAGCTTTTTCAGAATCTCCATATAACTTTACATTTGCCCTGTATGTGTTTTCTAGAAGTATGCAACACAATTTGCAAGTAATTGAACAAATTGCTCCGTATTTTACTCCAGACTTTACTGTTACGATGAATATGAATGAACTGTATCAACGAGTAGATGTTCCTATTGTTCTAATGGACATAGATATTAACGAAGATTATGAAGGAGCATTTGATCAGCGTAGATCAATAGTTTCTGTGTTGCAGTTTAATATGAAGGGTTACATTTACTCGCCCACAAAAACTAATACTACTGGTGTTATTGAAACTAGTGATATTAATTTGTTTGATGGCTTGACTGGAAATACTTTTATTTTGGATATTGGATATACCGGAGACGCTGATATCGGCCCGTCAAGTATTGTTTGGTCTCCTGAAGGAGCTCCATGAAATCTAGTAATGAAAAAATATCTGATGCATTGAATATCGAATTTACACCAGAAGAAACTACTTCAATAGTTAAACCTGTTCCAGAAAAAGAATTTACAGATTTAACAGGAGATTTTAATTCTGCTCGACAGAATATTTCTTCTCTGATTGATACTGGAATGACTGCATTAGACGGAATATTAAAGGTGGCAACAGAATCCGATTCTCCCAGAGCATATGAAGTATTATCTAATATGATCAGAACTTTAAGTGAAATGAATAAGGATCTGATGGATATACACGAGAAAATGTCGAATACCGAATCTAAAAAAATTACAGTTAAAAATACAACAAATAATTCAATATATGTGGGATCTACTAGTGATCTTCAAAATCTAATTAATAGAGAAAGAAGTCCGTTAAAAGTTTTTGAAGAAGAGGATAAAGAATGAAAAAGCCGGGTTATTTGGGAAATACAAATCTTAAACCAGAAGGTCAACGAATTGAATTTACTAAAGAACAAGTAGAAGAATATGTTCGTTGTGCTCGAGATCCTAGTTATTTTGTATCAAAGTATATTAAAGTAGTTTCCTTGGACAAAGGTCTCGTGCCGTTTAATATGTATTCGTATCAAAAGAAAATGATTGAACTGATCCACAGCAATAGATTTGTTATAGCAAAACTTCCTAGACAGAGTGGAAAAACTACAACTGTTGCCTCTTATCTTTTACACTATATCTTGTTTAATCAAAATGTTAATATTGCCATTTTGGCTAATAAACAATCTACTGCAAGAGAAATTCTTGGCCGATTAAAACTTTCTTACGAATATCTTCCGCTTTGGTTGCAACAGGGAGTACAAGAATGGAATAAGCACTCTATAGTTTTAGAAAACGGATCTCGAATCATTGCAGCAGCAACTTCTTCTAGTGCAATCCGTGGAGGATCTTATAATGTTATTCTTTTAGACGAATACGCACACGTTCCTACTACCGTTGCAGAAGAATTCTTTAGTTCTGTTTATCCTACGATTACTGCCGGTCAAACTACCAGAGTTATAATGATTTCTACTCCAAAAGGCCTAAATATGTTTTATCGTTTTTGGAAAGGGGCTCAAAGCAAACAAAACGAATATGTTCCGATGGAAGTTACATGGAATGAGGTCCCGAAATATCCAGGAGGTCCATTACGAGACGAAGAATGGAAACAAGAAACTATACGAAATTCTTCAGAACGACAATTTCAAGAAGAATTCGTATGTGATTTTATAGGATCAACCAATACTCTGATATCATCTCAAAAATTAAACAGCTTAGTCTGGAAAAAGCCTATTTCTAAAACTAATGACGGGTTAACAATTTTAGAACCGAGCCCAGAACCAAACGAAGAAGGACGATCTAATATTTATTTTATGGTAGTGGATGTGGCTCGGGGACAAGGAAAAGATTACAGCGCATTTACTATTGTAGATATAACTAAATTTCCGTATCGTGTGGTAGGAAAATATAGAAATAATACTGTTTCTCCGTTACTGTTTCCGTCTATTATTCGTGCAGTTGCTGGCAGATACAACAATGCGTATGTGATGGTAGAACTAAATGACATTGGAGCCCAAGTGGCTGATGTATTACATACAGATTTAGAATACGAAAATTTAGTTAAATCTAATATTTTAGGTCGAAAAGGACAGGTATTAAACGAAGGCTTTGGAAGACAAAAATCTCTTCAACTAGGAGTCAGAACAAGTCAAATAGTCAAAAAAGTTGGATGTGCAGTTTTAAAGAATCTTATAGAAAACGATAAATTAATTGTCGAAGATTCTGATATTATTGAAGAACTTACCACCTTTATTGCAGACAATTCGTCATTTCAGGCAGAAGACGGATACACTGATGATTTAGTTATGACTCTGGTTTTATTTTCCTGGGCCACTCGTCAAGAATTTTTTAAAAATATCACAGATTCCGATATTAGAACAGAAATGTATTCAGAAGAAATGAAAAAAATAGAAGAAGATTTGTTACCATTTGGTTATATTTTAGACGGAACTCCTGAGATATCACTACAACCTGATTCAGAAGATACAAAAAAAGACAATTGGTTATTGGCACATCAACCTGAAGATCCAAAACGATGGGTGGATCTGTATCGACAGAATAGGTTTTTTTGAAAATATAAAAAAGTATAAATAAGTAAAAGTTTTAGATCTAAAGGAGACTTAAATGACAGCAAGATCTCGACCAAATATTAAGTTAAAAATAACAGATACTTCTTTTGTAATTCCGTCAGCCGGAAATTTTCCAAATACAAGTACATCAGCTTGTTGGGCCCCTGAATTGGGTTTGTTAGCAACCGCAACAGAAATTCAAAACGGATTTATTCGAGTAGAGTCTCAGGGAAATTGGTTTGGTCGAGTAACTTCTTTAATTCAAAATGCAATCGGTGTTACAGAAGGAAATCCTGATAGATTTGAGTTAATAATGAATGGAGTTTCTGGTTCAAACGGAGTAACTACTGGCGGTGCAATAGGATTACTAAATTCTCCATACGGAACAACGTATACTGTTGGTATACTTCAGGGTGCATCAGGAGGCTTAACCCTGGAATTTGGTCCAACAGATAAATTTAGACCGTATTGGTGGAGTGTTCAAAACGTATTGTTATATGGAGTTCCTGTTATTGTTGGATTTAGCGGAAAAGGTTTCACTGGCGCACTCGGAGATAATCCGAGTCCTTCGAGTTTGACTAGTCCGTTATTAATTGCAACAGATTTTGCGTCTACGGATCTGGGATACGATGTTATTTTTCAACCGTATCACAGTGACTCTGGGTGGAGTAGTGATAACTCGTTCTCCAACTCAGACGGAGCAAATGTAGTAAGTATTGTTAGCCTATTAGAAACATCAGAAGCTCCAGTTATCGGAATAGTCAATGCTGGAATAACAGGAAATCTGACGTTAGATTCCAATATTAGTGTTCCTAGTGGTGCAAACGAATATATTATAGCAACTGCAGGATTCAAGAAACATTTAAATTCCACAGCAAATACCACAACTGCATCACTAATAAGTACACCACTTGCTGCAGATTTAGCTGGAATTATTTGTCGCAATGATGCCACCGAAAACAGATGGGTCAGTCCAGCAGGAGTTCAACGAGGACAAGTATTAAATAGTGTTAGTCTTAGTAAGAAACTAACAACAGCACAATAAGACAGATTATATTCAAATAATGTAAATCCGTTCATCAGTGTCAAAGGATCTGGTACTTTCTTGTTTGGTGATATTACAAATGCATCAGATACTTCATCTTTAATCAGTATAAATGTGATAAGAACTATTATCTACATTAAAGCTCAACTTCTTCCTCTTGCCAGTGCAATTTTGTTCAATAATAACACAACAGAAACACGAACATTATTTACGTTACAAGCAGAAGGACTATTAGAAAATATTCAATCCCAGGGAGGACTTACAGAATTTAAAGTGATATGCGACGAATCAAACAATACACAAGATATAATAGACGCAAAAACTTTTGTTGCTTCAGTTAAAGTTAAAGTTCCAGGATCTATTAATTATATCATAATCAATCTGGACAATAATTAAGAAACTCTGGAAAATAATTAAGGAGAAATAATGTCTCAAAATCCAAACACATTAACAGGATTTAGAAATGCCTTTAGAGGAATCAGATCTAACAGATACACTTTGACTTGTCCTTTTCCAAGCGGAGCAGGACAAGGATGGGGAGGCCAAGAAAAAATTTATGTTCGAGCTTTAAGTTTGCCAGGATCTGATATCGGCCAAATTCCAGTTTCATATCAAGGACGAGTAGTGAAATTCTCAGGAGAAAGACAATTTGGAGAATGGAGTATGGTAGTTTACGATTCTAGTACAAAAAATATTAGAAAACAATTAGAAAACTGGATGCAATTGATGGATGATGCAGAAACTCACAAACAAAATCACAATGTAACATCTACCGCTCCCTGGCTATTAAATTATGGCGATGATTCAAACGGAACGCACGGTGGATTTGCTGGACCCGGATTAGCAAGACAAGCAAAATTGTTTGGTTGTTGGCCTTCTAACATAAGTCCTATAGATTTGGCTCACGATGCTTACGATAGTTTTGCAGAATTTAGTTTGACTATAGCGTACGATTATCATATATTTATTTAAATAATTCATTATACATAATGGTATGGCATTTGAAATATTTGGATTTTCTTTTGGTCGACAATCTGAAGGAACAACAGGATCTATTCCAAAATCAGGAATAGATTCTTTTGTTGCTCCAGATTCTTATGATGGAACTTATGTAGTAGAAAGCGGAGGTCTTATGGCCTCTGTTTACGACTTTGGTGGTCTTGCGTACAGCAATGACGCAACATCAATTCAACAATATCGAGCCATGTCTTTGTATCCAGAAGTAGACA